TCACGCTTTGCAGACGGCGCACGATAAAGGCCGACTGGTGCATGGTCTCGCTGTCCAGGTAGGAGTTGTCCGCCTGGCCGTAAGCGTTTTTCTGGTAGGTGGTGATCGCCCGCTGGATGCGCACGTAACCGCCTTCGTAGTACGCGGTGGCGAGACCGTAGCTGAGCAGCGACTGACGTTCGGTCAGGGTGAAACGCTCACTGGCCGCGGCCGGGTCGATACCCGCCAGGCTGCCGCTCTGGGTCGGACGGCTGGCGTCGGCGGAGATGAACACCGAAGTCCGCGCGGCCAAGGCAGCGGCCTGGACCCAGAACGGTTGTGGCACACCCGGCTCCATGGCCAGGATGGTCATGTGCTGGTCGTTACGGGTTTGACCGGCAGCCACCAGGGTGCCGACGGTGCCGCGCTTGGCGGTGTAGACATGACCGAACAGCTGTTTGGACCAGGACCAGCGACCGACGCTGTCGTTCATCGCCGCTTGCCAGGCATTCAGGGTCGCCACATCGGACCACGGCTGGCAGATGAATTCGAACGGTTCGTCACCGAGTGCCGCGAGTGCCGCAACCTGGTCCGGCACACCGGTGCCGCCGGCCATTGGCGCGGAAACGATGGTCAGGCCGGCTGGAGTCTGCTCGCCATTGCTCTTGCCCAGGCGATTGAACTGCAGGCTGATGTCGTTGCCGCTGTCACCGGTCCATTTGCAGGTCAGGGTCACGGTGCCGTCGACAGCCACGGCGCTGACCGGCAGATCGGTCGCGGCGTTGACTTGCAGCGCCAGGGTGGTGGCTGCCTGGGCGGCGGTCGCCCCGTTGACCACGGCGGCCTGGACCCGCACACCACCGACATACAGGTTGAGCACGCCGCTTTCGGTGGCGGCGCCGGTCAGTTTCAGATCAGCCTTGGCGATGCTGCCCACGGTGTTTTGCAGCGGCAGGCACCAGATCTCGCCGACCGGATCGGTCTTGCGCCAGGTGTCGTACATCGAGGCGAGCATCGAGCCCTGGCCACCAATGCTTTTCGCCAGGGCGACGCTGGAGACCAGCACCAGGCTGCCGATTTCGGTGCTGGTGGCGTTGTCATTGACCTGGGCGACGATCAGGCCGCGCAGGGTCGACGACGCGCTATTGGCCGCCGAGTTGTCCATTTCGGCGTAGAACAGCGGAACACGCAGGTCCGCGGGGATGTTGCTGAATCCGATAGCCATTATTGGGCATCCTGTGGTTGTGCCGCTTGCACGGCGTTGAGGGTGATATCGCCATCAGCCAGACGACGGCGCCACCAGGCGCTGTCGGCCACTTCACGGCCTTCGAGCGGTAGCAGGTCGCCGGCTTCCAGATCCGGTACGGCGCGGCCCGGGGCCGGCACTACGGTGATGCGTTGGGTCATTGCGTTACGTCTCCAGAGAAAGTCAGCTCCAGGCGCCCGTCGGGGCCTGGGCGGTGCAGATTGGGGTCGGCGGGATCGATGGCATCGACCTTCACCGTGACCCCGGTAAAAGACGGCAAGCCGTCCAATTCACGCTCGTGCCAGGTTTCGGCCGGGTCCGTGGAACGATTGCGTCCCAGTTGGAACGCGGCGAAGAAATGCAGGCGATAGAGCAGGCGGCTGGCGTTGATCGAGATCAGTTCGCCGCCGTCGTATTCGATGGGGTTGTAATAGGTGTCGGGTTTGAAGCCGACCAGGGCGCGCCAGAGTTCGGCGCGCAGGCTGTGAAGTTGATCGAAGGCTTGTGCACCGTTGCTGGCGTCGAGCACCAGGGTCAGTTCCAGCCGATCGGTCAGGGTCTGGCGGGTGACGTTTTGTGAAGCGTCCTTGTTCGCCAGGTCGGTCATCAGCGTGACGAAGGCCGCCGGGGTTTGCAGCGTGGTGTTGCTTTGCAACAGGTCGAGATCAAGGCCGGTCGAGATATGTTGGGCAAGACTGGGGCATTGAGCACGCAATTGCGTGAGAATCGGGGTGATATTCATGGGGTTTACCGGGTAATAAAAAACCCGTCGATTGACGGGTTCGACAGGCAATCACTCGCCTCCAGAAAGCCCGCTTCCTTGCGGGCTGGGCCCTGCTCTCGGGCCCGGTGGTTCCAGTCCGTTGGTGATTCCGAGGGGGCATGAGCGCTTTATTCGGATCGCTATCCGACTATTGTTCCGGCCGAGTCTCCGGGGGAGGTGTTTCATCAATCCCCAGGCGCTTGGCCGCCCAGCGTTCATAAAGGCCGATGGGCATGGTTTATCTAGGTTCTGTATGAAAACCTTTGAAACCCCATCGCGGCCCCTGACGGCCTGAGTTTCCGTAGAGTTCTTGCCATTTAGGCGAAGGACTCTGCCATGCCCAAACGATACGAACTTTCCGACGCAGACTGGGAAATAGTCGCTGATCTTTTTGCTGAACATCGGCGCACCGGACGCCCAAGAGTCGACGACCGCTTGATGCTCAACGGCGTGTTGTGGGTGCTTTGCTCCGGTGCAGCATGGCGGGACATGCCTGAGCGATTTGGGCCTTGGTCGACGGTCTATCAGCGATTTCGAGACTGGCGAAACCAGGGCACCTTCAACAAGATGCTCAAGCGGCTACACGTCAAACTGAATGCGCAAGGCCTGATCGACCTGAATACCTGGTGCATCGACTCAACGGCAGTGAAAGCCACCCGAGCCTCTTCCGGCGCAGGCAAAAAAGGGGGGCGCAAGAACCAGCGGACCACGCACTTGGACGAAGTCGGGGTGGGCTGACGACGAAAATTCACATGGTCTGCGACGCCCGAGGCATACCGCTCCACTTCACCCTCTCTGGTGGGCAGGCAAGCGACATTTCACATGCTCAACCGCTGCTTGATGGTGTCCACATCCCCTCTGGTCGAGGTAGGCCACGCAAGCGATGCCGCTGGCTCTTGGCAGACAAGGGGTATGACGCTGACTCGTTGCGCCGGTACTGCGATCGTTATCGAATGCAGCCGGTGATTCCCCTGCGGGACATGAAGCGCAAGCCAAAGCCCGGCTTGCCGCGTCTCTTCGACAAGCCCAAATATCGGCAGCGGAATGTAATCGAGCGGCTATTTGGTTGGCTCAAGGAACATCGCCGCCTGGGAACACGTTACTGCAAGCTGGCGGAAAGCTTTGCAGCGATGGTCACACTGGCTTGCTGGCGGCGGTGTCTACGACATTTCTTTTCGTACAGTGCCTAGACAATAAAAACCAAACTCGGCGAGTTATGGTGAAGTTTGGGTACAAGGCGGGCTTTCACAGCTCTATGACTTATTCAACCACTGGAAAGCCTTGCAAAAATAGCAGGAATATACAGCGTAACCAAATTTGTAGAACCTATAGTAACGGCATTCAACTGACTGTTAGAAAAATTCCATATACAATATAATTTAGCTGATCGCATGCTCGCCCCTGCCACATCCATACCAAAGTTATTTATCAAGAGATAATCTGGCGATGAGAAATTATAAGGAGCTGAAAAAGTAATTATGTCTTGCCCTTGGGAGTTTTTACCGGCAGAAACAAATGACCACCCAGATGATCCGCCCGTAAATTGCGCACAGGGGGTACCACTATCCGCTATAAGCACCCCGGCTGCATTCCATAGCCGAAAACCGTAACGGGCAACGGGGGCTGATTGAAAGGCTGCCGCAAAATACTCACCTGACAAGGGCGTGGTATTTACACTATAACGAACCATTGAAAAACCGACCCAATTTCCGGGCGCTCCTTGAATTTGTGCCCATCCGAAGCCCATTGCACCTCCGACTCGGTCAAGCTTTACAAAAACCAAAGGAGGTTCCTGAGTAGTTATTGCCCTGGCAAAAGCTGTATACGAATTAAATCCATCTATTCCTGGGGTAAATCTTCCCGAAGACATTACTACCAGGCGTGAAAACTCAGAGTCAAGGGTGACGCTATTACTGTTATTCGTGAACTGCATGCCATAGGACATTTATTTGAACCTCATAACTATTAGCCTACGGGTCCCTAAAGCTGACGTGCCTTGAACAGCGGTTCTGTGCCCAAACCAAACTCTAACTACGCCATTAAGCACTTCTGGTTCGAATTGAATGGCATAGGGGTCTTGGGCGGCAGGGTTTGGCAAAGGTCCTGTGCTGACTATTACAGCGCTTGAATTGGTAGGCGTACATCCGGGCGCGAGGAAATCTGCATATGAGCCTACACTTCGGGGCACGAGGATCGAGAGAACCACCCTCATAGTAAAGGAACTCTCACTTAACTGTAACTGCCCATCCCCCCCCCACGTTCTAATTCCATAACTCATGTATTCAAATCCCCCCACTGATAGCGCTTAACACCATTCTCATCATAAATCTTACCCCCAAAGTTATTTATAACCTG